GTGGAGCGGTGTAGCTTTACCATTAGTTCGTAGAATTTTTGGTGAGTTAGCAGCTCAAGACTTTGTGTCAGTTCAACCAATGAACTTACCTTCAGGTCTTATCTTCTACCTTGACTTCAAATATGGAACAGACCAAACAGCTTCACATACAGATGGGTCAGATGTATATGGTAATACATCAGGTTCAAATGTAGATGCAAGTGGTGGTCTATACGGAGCAGGTAAATTTGGATATTCCATTAATGACATACTAACAGGTGAACTTGATAGAGCCGATGCAACAGCTGCATCAGCATTTACAACAAGTTCAGTAAGTTGGTCTGACGTTGATTTTGAGCCGGACCTTTCAGCATCTGTAGCATTAGGACACAGAGTTGATAACGGTCTTGTGAAAGTCACAACACAATTTGCAAGTACTTACACAAACCCAGACAAAGATGGAATCAGAGCATTCGCTATCTCAGGTTCTGGATTTGATGAGTTCTTCCCAGCATACACAAAGAAAAATGCAGCAGAAACTACTGTTTCATTTATCGTTAAGAAATCTATTGCTGGAGACCCAAGTAAAATAAAAGTCGATTATCATAAACAACCTTCTACTAATTACAGTAGAACAGACTTTGAAGCATCAGCAGCAGATGTTGACGCAAACCCAGAGGCAGATATTGACATTCCTGAATTAGACATTGCACTAAAGAGTATTCCGATTATCGCGAAAACTCGTAAGTTAAAAGCAGTCTGGACTCCAGAACTTGCTCAAGACTTAAATGCATATCATTCAGTAGACGCAGAAGCAGAACTAACATCACTATTAAGTGAGTATATTTCAATGGAAATTGACTTAGAAATTCTTGATATGTTGATGGTAAACGCTTCAGCAAAAACAGAAAGATGGTCAGCAAGACCAGGATTTGAATTAAACGCAGCAGGTACAGACTTTGTAGAATCATCAGGTCCTTCAAATGCTTACACTAAAGGTACTTGGTTCCAAACACTTGGAAACAAAATACAATCAGTATCTAACGCAATTCATCAGAAAACACTAAGAGGTGGAGCAAACTTCATCGTTGTAAGTCCTGAGACTGCAACAATCTTAGAGTCAATTCCTGGATACGCAACAGGTGCGGACGGCGATGCAAACACAAATCAGTTTGCTATGGGCGTTCAAAAAGTAGGGGCAATTAACAACAGATACACTGTTTACAAAAACCCATACATGCTTGAAAACCAAATCCTTGTAGGTTTCAGAGGAAGTAATTTCTTAGAAACTGGAGCGGTTTATGCACCATATGTACCGTTAATTATGACACCACTTGTTTACGACCCGAAAAACTTTACACCACGTAAAGGGGTAATGACAAGATACGCTAAGAAGATGGTTCGTCCAGAATTCTATGGTAAAGTCATAGTTGCAGATGTTGACAAAGTATAATTATTAGTTAGTTAAACTTAATAGACATTGACAAGTAGAAAAAACCCTCATTAATTTGGGGGTTTTTTCGTTATGTTATATTTATTATTGTATATACAATAGACTATTAATAGGAGATTTTTAATGGCTCAAGAAGCAATATGGCCAGGTAGTGGCTCTGCTATCCACCAAGATAGTGGTTCTACACCATTTGGGTTATACGACACGGATTCAGAATTCCAAACAGAAGCACCACAAGTAGCAACTTGGTGTGCAAAAAGACTTGGATACCCAATCGTAGATATAGAACTTCAAGACACTCAGTTTTATGCGTGTTTGGAAGAAAGTATATCCGAGTATAGTGCCCAAGTCAATCAATTTAACATTCGTGATAACTTATTACACTTAAAAGGACAACCAACAAGTTCAAACTTTACTCATAAAAGAGTTAAATCAACTTTATCTGAAAACATATTCATATCAGAAGAATATGGTTCAGAGGCATTAGTAGGTGGAACAACTGATATAAAAAGAACATCAGTTTCAGTCAATTCAGGTAGTCAAACCTATGACCTAAACAATGTTATATCAGAAGCAAGTCATTCTGGACAATCCATTGAGGTCAAAAGAGTTCATTATGAATTAAGACCAGCAGTAGCAAGATACTTTGACCCATACGCTATGACAGGAATGGGGACATACAATATGTTAGATGGATTTGGTTTTGGAAACCAATCACCAGCAATTACTTTCGTATTACAACCAATTTTTGCAGACTTATTAAGAGTTCAAGCAATTGAATTTAATGACCAGATTAGAAAGTCGGCATACTCATTTGATATTAAGAACAATCAATTGAGAATATTCCCAATTCCTACTGAACCAGGTTCAGTTTGGGTAGATTATATCTTAACATCAGATAGAGACAATCCACTAAGAACTCGTTATAGTGGTTCAAGTGATGATACGGTAGTATCTGATTATTCAAATGTTAATTATGATTTTATGAAATATTCAAACATCAATGATGTCGGTAAACAATGGATAAGAAAATACACATTAGCATTATCAAAAGAGTTATTAGGTATCATTCGTTCTAAATATGGTAATATTCCTATTCCAAATGCAGAAGTTTCACTTGACGGGGATTCTCTAAGAGCGGAAGCAACTGCAGAAAAAGAACTATTAGTAGAACAACTAAGAGAAAATTTAGAACAAACCAGTCGTAAGGCAATGTTAGAAGCTCAAAGAGATGAGAGTGAAGCACAACAAGATACTTTGAAGAAAGTTCCTTACCCAATTTACATAGGATAACTAAATGGCACAACGATATTATGGAGCAAAAGATTTGGCAACCATAGAAAAGTTCAACAGAGAACTTTTAGGTGAACCAAACATTGATGATTGCGGGATAATCGACCAGTTTGTAATTCTTTACAGAACTTCAGTATATGATACAGAAACAAATATGTATGGTGAAGCATCACAAGGTAAAGTTTACAAACAAGGTGTAAAACTTCCGTGTATTGTTGATGCCGAAGATTTTGATTTTACAATCAATGAGTTTGGTGCAGACAACAAACAAAATGTTTCATTTGCATTTCAAAGAGCATATCTTGTTGAGGTAGATTTAAAACCAGACATTGGTGATATATTACAATGGAATGAGGGTTATTTTGAAGTAAACACTTATAATGAAAATCAATTAATCGGTGGGGACCCAACAAAGTCTCATTCAATAGTGGTACAGGCTCACTTAACAAGAATGCCAACTAATAATTTAGAAGAATATAGAGGATTTTAATGGCAAGAAATAAAACAATACCAAGAAGTCAACGAATAGAATTTAATCGTGGAACTAAGATTAGTCGTAATTCACCAGCGGTAAAAGATGATGTAAAGAATTTATCCGTAGGTATTATGGATATGGATAGTTCCATTATGTATTACTTTAATGAAGTTATCAAACCAGAGGTTATGGTAAATGATGAAAAGGTTAAAGTTCCTTGTATTTATGCTTCACCAGAAAGGTGGACACAGGTTTCTAAACAAGGATACTTACGAGACAAAAAAAGACAAATCATCACACCATTAATTGTATTCAAAAGAACAGGTATGGAAAGAAATGAAGACATACCTATTGATAAACTTGATGCAAACAAACCGAGAAACTTTTATTCATTTCAGAAAAAGTATAGTCAAGTTAATCGTTATGACAAATTTTCAGTTCAACAAAATATTTCACCAGGTAGAGAGTATTATAATGTAGCTATGCCAGATTATGTAACTCTTTCTTATGAGTTTATAATTTGGACTTCTTACATAGACCAAATGAATCAAATAGTTGAAAAAATTAATTACTCGGATGGAGCATATTGGGGTGAACCAGGTAAAATGAGATTTAGAACTCGTATTGAAAGTTTTTCGGATGCGAGTGAAGTCGATGGTGAGAGATTAATCAAAACAACTTTTGGTGTAAATCTATATGGGTATATATTACCAGAAACATTTAATGACTACACAACAACACAAAAATACTTAACACCTAAAAAATTAATACTAAGAGAAAATCCAGACAAAGTTATTGATGAGAAAGATG